GAAGCTCGAACGGGTTATGACCTTCGCACCGCGAAAAGGTCTCTAAATCTGTTGTTTGCGGAGTGGGCTAACCGTGGCATAAATCGTTGGACAATTGAACAAAAAACGATTGCGTTGGCTAACGGAGTTGCTAACTACCCGTTAGGTACTTTGACCATGACGGTCAACTCAACGACGAGTTTTCAAGATGGTGAGGCTATTACAGGTGGGACAAGCGCGGCGACTGCAAGTATTACAAATGTCGATTCTTCCACTGTACTGGCTATTACAATACCTAACGGGACGTTTTCTGCTAGCGAGACCATCACAGGTGGTACGAGCGGAGCCACGGCGACGGTTTCTTCTGCCGTATCTTTAGAAGACACTCAAGCTTCCATAGACGTTCTTTCTGCGGTAACGAGGCAAAACTCCGGTACATCTAGTCAATCTGACTTATCAATCACTAGAATAGGCCGTGACGCCTATTTAAGTTTGGCTAGTAAACGGTCAACAGGTAGGCCTGTTCAGTTCTACGTGGATCGTCTAATAACTCCTGAAATTAAGCTATGGCCTACCCCGGACTCTAGCTCTTCTTATGAGCTTGTTTTTGATCGTTTGCGGCGCATAGATGATGCGGACACTCAAGAAAATACGGTTGAGGTTCCTTTCCGTTTTTATCCCTGCGTGTCTGCTGGTTTGGCCTACTATCTTTCGGTCAAGTTTGCCCCTGATAAGGTCCAGNTACTAAAAGCTATNTATGAAGAAGAGCTTCAGAGGGCTATGCAAGAGGACCGGGATAGATCCTCTTTACTAATAGCCCCAAGCTTAGATTATTACAGGGTGTAAAATGGCTCGTTATTCTTCAGGCAAAAATGCGTATGCCATCTCAGATCGTTCAGGGTTCCGGTATAGGTACACTGATATGCAGAGAGAGTGGACCGGCTTGTTGGTTGGTAAGGACGAATGGGAGGCAAAGCACCCNCANCTTGGTCCTTTTAGAGACCCAGCNGACGGTGAGGCTTTATACAACCCTCGGCCCGATAGGATAGAGCCCCTGGTTGTTCATGTGGGGGCTTCTTCTTTTCCACAAGGTAAACCTGACATAAAGGCGGTAGGTGTAGTAGGAACCGTTACGGTGGTGACATGAGCTTTACTTATGCACAGCTTAAAACAGCTATTCAGGACTTTTCAGAAAACACGGAGACTAGTTTTGTCACTAATTTGCCTGTTTTCATAAGAGGCGCGGAAGAGCGTATATTTAAGTTAGTTGACTTAGAAAATTTTCGTAAAAACGCCACGGCTACGATGACGTCGGGTAACCAGTATTTAGCTATGCCCACTGATTTCCTAGCGGCCTTTTCTTTGTCTATTACAAACTCAAGCGCTAAAGAGTTTTTACTNATAAAAGATGTAAATTTTTTACAAGAATACTGGCCCACTGTNGCTTCTACCGGCGTTCCAAAATTTTATGCTGTTTTTGACGATTCTACTTTTTTGATTGCGCCCACCCCAAACGCAAATTTTGCGGTAGAGATGCACTACTATTATCGTCCCGCTAGCCTAACAGCAGGTGCGGATGGCGGAACAACATGGTTAAGCACAAACGGTCCTAACGCCCTTTTGTACGCTTCCCTTGTAGAGGCCTACATTTATATGAAAGGTGANGCTCAACTTCTTGCAACGTATGAGAAGCGCTTTGAAGAGTCCTTGATGCGACTTAAAACTTACGCTGAAGCTCGTGAAAACACGGATGCTTACCGTAAGGGTCTGCCGTCACAAGAGAGGTCTTAATGTTTTCTGCTACAATAGAAATGGACCCAAATTACAAAGTTTTAGTTCATACAACGGAGCGTCGAGGGCATACGCCAGAAGAAGTAGCTAAAAGGTGTGCAGACCGTTTAATTTCTGTTTCTGAAAATGCTCCCCCTGCAATTAAAGATCAGGCTCTTGCTTACCGTGACCAAGTTGAAAAATTGTTGAGTCTGTATATGAGAGAAGCTATAAATAGTGACAGAACTACAGTTTTTAATGCTTTGAACGATGCGGGGCATCCAGAACTAGCTGAGTTGATAAGGAGATTATAACATGGCTATATCACAGGCATTGTGTACGTCGTTCAAAAAAGAATTGATGACGGCGACTCACGATTTTACCAACAGTAGCGGAAACACTTTTAAGTTGGCTTTGTTTACAAGCAGTGCTTCTTTAGGAGCGGCTACCACGGCTTACTCTACATCTAATGAAGCTAGCGGCACGAACTACACCGCAGGTGGCGCTGCTTTGACTAATGTGACGCCTACAACCAGTGGAACTACCGCACTCACCGATTTTTCTGACCTGACGTTTTCTACCGCAACGGTAACGGCTAACGGTGCGTTGATTTACAACGACAGTGCTTCAGGTGATCCGGCAGTGGCGGTCCTGGCTTTTGGAGGTGATAAAACCTCTACGGCAGGTGACTTCACTATTCAATTCCCGACAGCGGACGCTAGCAACGCTATCATCCGTATTGCTTAAATAAGGGCCCAGGCCCGTGTCTTTAATCAGTGGATGGAGTAGAGGCTCGTGGTCTGAGGGGGCGTGGAGTACTCCCATCTCAGAGCGTATTGCTGGGTGGGGCCGCGCTGGTTGGGGTGAGGGCCCTTACGGACAAGCCGCTCCCCTTGCTGTAACAGGTTTTGCGGGCACTTCAGCAGTAGGCACCGTAAGTCTTGTCACCGTAAATAACATTCCAGAAACAGGTTTAGCGGCAACAGGTTCTGTTGGTTCTGTAACCGTATCTGCTGACGCCAACACCTCCGTTACGGGTTCTGCGGGCACCAGCGCTGTGGGCACCGTAGTGGCTTCCCTACCTAAAACCGTAGCTGTTACGGGTTCTGCGGGCACCAGCGCTGTAGGAAGTGTCTCTCTTTCCACAGTAAATACAATTTCTGTTACGGGCGTTTCTGCAACAAGTGCGGTTGGGTCTGTTGATACCCGGACAGGGCTTGTTGTTGATGTTTCTACCGTCGTTGGAACAGGTTCTGCGGGCACAGCTTCAGTTGAAGGCCGCGCTAATGTCGCTGTTACAGGTTCTGCGGGCACAGGTGCGGTGGACTCTGTTACGGTTGCGGCAGCCGCCGGGGTAAGTGTTACAGGCGTTTCTGGAACAGGATCTGTAGGCTCAGTTACTACTGCAAGCGTTAACGTGCTATCTGTCACTGGAGTGTCAGGCACGAGTGCCGTAGGAAGTGTAACAGCCTCCATACCCAAAAGCGTAGATGTTACCGGATTTGAAGTAAACGGATCTGTAGGCTCTGTGACACCTGCCGCTGGTGTACTTATTTCTCCAGTGGGACTTGTAGGAAATTCTTCTGTTGGAAATCTTACAATTTGGAGTAAAATAGAGCCAAGTCAATCACCGAGTTGGTCNGGAACTACGCCAAGTCAATCACCGTCTTGGTCAGGTATAACGCCAAGTCAATCACCGTCTTGGGATGATATTGCAGCATAAGGAAAGGTAGATGGTTTCTTCATATACTTCAAACACTGGCATTGAAAAACCCGCTTCTGGGGATCAGTCCGGTACGTGGGGCGACACCACCAATACTAACTTTGATATTATTGACCGTGCCCTTAACGGCGTTGCGGCGATAACTTTATCAGGGACCTCCCACACATTAANCACCACAGACGGCACGCTTTCAGACGGCATGTTTAAGCTCCTTGTTTTAGGCGGCAGCCCTAGTGGNACTAACACCATTACAATTAGCCCAAACGATGCGGATAAAATTTATTTTGTTTATAATAATACGGATCAAACGGCTACTTTTTCTCAAGGTAGTGGCGCAAACGTAAGTATCCTAGCAGGTGGGGCAGATATCATCTACGCAGACGGCGCGGGGAGCGGCGCGGCGGTTGCTAGTATATTCGCTAATCCAATGTCTTTTGGTAAAGTTACGGTTAGCTCTGATACGGCTGCCGGTGACCAAGCTTCTGTGGGCTATACGGCTGCGGAAGGTTTAATACTGACAGGCCAGGGATCAACCAACGACGTTACAATAAAGAACGATGCGGATGCGGATGTTCTTGAGATCCCGACAGGGACCACTAACGTAACAGTCGTAGGCAACGTAACTGCTGGCGGCGATTTAGTTTCTACCGGAACCGTCAACCCTGCTGGGGACACTTCAGCTAGCGATGCTGCGGCNATAGGTTACACTGCCGCTGAAGGTATTATCATAACCGGGCAGGGCTCAACCAACGACGTTACNATAAAGAACGACGCAGATGCTGATGTTCTTGAAATCCCTACCGGGACCACAAACGTAACGGTGGTNGGAAATGTAACAGCGGGTGGTGACTTAATATCTACTGGAACGGTCAACCCTGCTGGTGATACGTCTAGTAGTGACGCCGCCGCCGTTGGGTATACAGCCGCCGAGGGTCTTATTCTTACGGGCCAAGGCAGCACCTCAGACGTAACCATCAAAAATGATGCAGACGCCACAGTATTTTCCATAGCAACGGGGACGACCACTGGCACGTTTGCTGGCACTGTTCTGGCTAAAACAGATACTGACACGTCAAATACAGGTAATGTTACGTTAGATTTTACGGCTAATCAGAATTTTGTTCTGACTCTTACTGGTAATGTCACACTAGACAACCCCTCAACAGAACAGGTTGGTCAGGCAGGCGTGATCGTGTTTATACAAGACGGAACAGGGAGTAGAACCGTTACTCTTGGAACAGATTACGAAACTGCGGCGGGTGCAGGGTTAACCCTTAGTACGGCGGCTTCAGCAGTAGATATAGTTCCGTATTTTGTGAAAGCAGCAAACTCTATTCAACTTGGCGCACCACAACTGGCATTTAGCTAATGACAATGTTTTCTTCTTTTTGGATGGCAAACGCTGGCGCTGCCTCTGGATATGCAGTAGATAACAGCGCAATGTTTGATAGCGGTAGTAGCGAGTATTTACTTCGCACCCCAAATACCGTTGCAACCAGTAGTAAAACTCACACTGTAAGTTTTTGGTTTAAGAGAGGACTTCTTTCAACCACATACCGTTTTTTAAATGGCCGTAATTCCGGCGGCACAGGTGCTTACCAGCTTGGCATTGGGTCTGATGACAAGTTTAATTTTCACCCTAGCATCAGCGTTGCGGGAGAAATGAACTCAACTATGGTCTTCCGTGATCCACACGCATGGTATCACGTTGTTGTTGCTTTGGATACGAGGCAAGGCACTGAAGCAGATCGTTATGCTTTCTGGGTCAATGGCGTTGATAGGAGCAGCGGACTTAGTGGTGCTAAACCAGCACAAAATTTAACAGTGAAGTTAAATGAAAAAGATGTAAATCAAGTTATTGCTGCTTATCAAGATGCTTCGTTTGCTAATTTTTGGGACGGATACCTGTCAGAGTTTGTTGTAATTGATGGACAAAAATTAGATGCTGATAGTTTTGGCGAATATGACAGCAACGGTGTGTGGCGTCCTATAGACCTTAGTTCTAGCAGCCTCTTTGATGCTTCTGATTCAGTAGTGCCTACATCTACAACTTGGGAATTAGGTAGCACTATGAGCGCAGGAACTGGAACGCTTGATAAAGACGGTGCGGGTGGAACCAGTGCTGCATACGCAAGAACTTTGGTAGGTGATTTTAAAGTTACATTTACAGCAGCAGCATTAAACGATGCTGTGTTTGGAGTCTTTGACTATAATGAATTAGGCACCTTTAATGCCTCTACAGACGACGGCGTTCTTGATGGGATGACTAATTCTTTTTGGTACGACGAAGGTCAAACTGATGTAAACTATGGTAATACAACTGTTGCAGCATCAAAAACTATAGCAGCAGGGTCAGTTGTCACAATCGAACGATCAGGGTCTACAATTAAAATTACTGATGACGGAGTTGACGTTCACTCGTTCTCACAAAATTTTGCTGGCCCGGTTGGTTTTCTTGCAGGTCACAGAAACACAGGAGCTAATTCTTTAGATTTTAATAGTATTAGTTTTGATGGTGTAAGTGGTATTGGTAATAACGGTTACTATATACCGTTTACNGATAGCAGTAATCTTGGCGGTGACTATCAAACAGGAGGTGTAACAAGTATTACGCTTTCAGGAGAGTGGAACGGTGATACAGGAGATTTTGGAACTTTAGATACAGATCTTATTGCAACTGGCGGGAATCAAGGCGCTATTCGCACAAACGATACCTTTACAAGTGATTTTGCTTTTGATTTTGTTTGGAAGGGCGGCGCAAACCCAGCTTATGTCGGTGTATACGAAATAGATGAGGATGGAACTTTTTCAAGCACTGCATCAGATGGCGGCATGGGTTCCATGACCGATAGTTTTTATCTGTTTTTTACCAGTGGCAACGCTGTCAATGCAGTAAAAGGATCATCCACTGAAGCATCAACAATTTTTACAGCAGCAAGTGGCGAGGTCATAAAGTTTCAGCGTTCAGGCAGTCAGTTTAAAGTTTTTGAAGATGGCGTGCTTCGCCACACGTTTACCGGCACTAGTTCAAATGAGGTGCGTATTTTAGTCGGCCAAAGCTCAAGTAGCCTTGACTGGGAAAACTTTAGATGGGTTACAGGTGGGACCACCTTAGGTAATCCTTTTACACCTGTAAACTCACCCACGCAAACTAACGACTCACCCACTAAAAATTATGTGACACTGTCGCCACTTTCTCAGCAGAGCGGCAATTATTCTAAGGGAAATACAAAAGTTACGTCTGGTGCAGACCAAGGATTAAACTTTGCAAGTTTTCCTGTTACAACAGGTCAAAAGGTTTACATAGAGGCAACTTGTTCTGGAGCTACTTCGGCTATGACAGGCTGTGTAAAAGCAACAGCAGCAACAACCAGAGACCCTTCTTCTGATTTTGACGGTCTTGCCGTTGGCGATGGACGACTACTTCATGTTGGATTAGGTGATGTTTTTAATTCAGATACTAGTGCCCATGGTTCCGCTGGTTTGAGTGCAGATGACTATGCCCCGACTGATAGCGTTCCAGTAACTCATATGATTGCTTTGGATTTGGTAAACGATAAAATTTATTGGGGCGATGCTGGGGTTGGTGCAAGCGGATGGTCGAATGGTTCAGGTAGTTTCAATCAGTC